GCTTAACCCAGGACGAGCGCGGTCTATTCATGGAGACGGAGCTTGATGGTTCTGACCCAGATGTTCGCAGCATTGTTCCCAAGATGAAGCGCGGAGACTTGGACAAAATGTCTTTTGCGTTCATTCCCACCCGGCAAGAGTGGGACGATAGTGGTGATATGCCAAAGCGCATGATCCAAGACCTGCAACTTCACGATGTGGCCATTGTTACGACCCCAGCTTACAGCGGCACAGAAATTGGCCTTCGCTCTCTTGAGGCTCATCGTGCTAAAGAAACAAAAAACCAAGCTGCGCGAAGGCTTCGCATGAAGGCTAAGTTTTAACTGATAACGGCGGTTCCCGCTGTTTGCCCGTTTATTCCCCCCGCCCTTGGGCAAGGCATTTTAGAAGGAGGCCAAAATGGCTGATCTTAAAACACTGCGGGAGCAAATGGCAAACATTGCCACCGAGGCCCGTTCCAAATTGAACGAAGTGACTGACGAAACTCCAGAGGCTCGCGCTTCTGAGGTTGAGCGTGAATTTGACGCCATGATGGCAGATCACGACAAGCTGTCTGCAAAGGTTGAGCGCCTGCAAAAAGTTGAAGCTGCTCTCCGAGCTGGTGATAGCGTTGACCTCGACCGTCGCCCAACATTTGAAGATCGTTCTGCGCCAGCCGTAGACGAAGGCTTCAAAATGGATTACCGCGCTGCATTCGCTGAAATGATTGCCGCTGGTGGTGATGCTTTTGTTGACGCAGAAGTTCGCAATGTTCTTCGTGAAAATCGTGCGCAAGTTGGCTCGACAGACGCCGCTGGTGGTTACACTGTCCCAACTGAGCTGGCGACATTCATTGAGAAGTCAATGATTGCAACTGGCCCAATGTATGACAGCACATTGTTCACAGTTATCAATTCTGCCGATGGCCGTCAGTTCAACATTCCAACCGTTGATGACACAGCCGTGACAGCCGTTGCACACACTGAAGGCACACAGCCAACAGATGACGGCGGCAAAGATGCAACCTTCGGTCAAAAATCCGTTGGCGCATTTGCTTTCGACTCCGAGTGGATTCGTTGGTCTGCTGAGTTGAACGCTGACAGCATCTTGAACATGGAAAGCCTGTTGGGTGAGTTGATCGGTGAGCGCCTTGGTCGCATCGCGAACAGCAAACTGACAACTGGTTCTGGTTCTTCTGACGTTGAAGGCATCGTAACCAACACTGCCGCTGGTAAAACAGCAGCCGCAGTTGCAGCCGTGACAGCAGATGAGATCATTGATCTCGTCCACTCTGTTGACCCAGCGTACCGCAACTCGCCTTCCACAGCTATCATGATGAACGACAGCACACTTGCTGCGGTTCGCAAGCTAAAAGATGGCAATGGCAATTACCTGTGGCAGATGGGCAACTATCAGGCTGGCGTTCCACAGAACTTGCTGGGTTACAACGTAGTTGTGAACCAAGCAATGGACAGCCTTGGCACCGGCAACAAAGTTATGTTGTTTGGTGATATGTCCAAGTTCTATGTTCGCAAAGTTGGCGCACCTTCGATCTACGTTGCGCGTGAGCGTTTCGCACCTGATTATGGCATCTTGGGTTACATCCGCTTCGACGGCGTATTGTCCAACACCGCTGCAATCAAGCACCTTGCTTGCGCATAGCATAATTGGGCGGGGCTTCGGTCCCGCCCTTTATTAAATTAAGGAGGTCTATTATGGCTCAAGTTAAACTTCTGACCGCAATGGCCGGGATCGACTTCTCTCACAACGAGGGCGATGTCATTGACTGCAATGAAGCTGAAGCAAAGAGGTTCATTCAGGCAGGAATTGCTGAGGCTGTTGAAAAGCCAAAATCAAAAATCGAACGTGCGACCAAGAAGGTCAAAGTCGAGACTGCTGTTAAGGAAGACTAAAGATGGTCAAGCCACTCGCATGTCACCACGCATTAGAAATCGTGGACCCGCCTGCAAGACTTCCGATTTCACTTTCGGAGGTCAAGGCGCAGTTGCGAGTTGAGCATAGCGACGATGATGTAATTATCGTTCGTCTGATTAATGTTGCTGTCGCATACACTGATGTGCGTGGCGCTTTGGGTCAGGCTATGATTACCCAAAAGTGGGGTCAGTGGCTTCCATCAAACCCGCCTCAAAGCGTGTCTCTTCTTCTTGGGCCTGTTCAGGCTGTAAATGCTGTTAAATATTACGATCAAGATGGCGCATTGCAAACTGATGATATCAACAATTATGAAGTCTTCGGAACTGAGTTTTCCAGCAAGGTCGGTCCGAAAGAGGGGTTCTCTTGGCCGAATGCGCAAGATCGACAGGACGCAATAAAAATTGAGTATGAGATCGGGTACGGAGACACATCTTCCGATGTGCCTGACACTATTCGACACGCAATGATGATGCTGATCGGTCACTGGTATGATAACCGCGAGCAAACGGGCATGGATGAGCTTTCCAATGTGCCGTTTGGCTATGAGAACCTGCTGAACATGCACAGGAATTGCTGGTATGGTTAAGGCTGGCCTAATGCGTGACCGAGTTGTCTTCCAGCGACTCTCAGAGGGTGCTGCTGATGACTATGGCAACGTGTACAGCGGCTGGACTGCTCTGGCCACTAGATCGGCTGACCTGCGAGAGCAGAAGGGCCGTGAACGTATAAATGGCGGCGTTTTGAGCGATGTAGCTTTGGCGACAATGCGTGTTAGATCAGACAGCACAACTTCAGCTATTACTTCTGCGGATCGCGTTGTTGCGCGAGGCATCACTTGGGCAATCAAGGATGTTATGCAAGTTGATGCCAAAGATACCTTGATTGAGTTTATTCTTGAGAAGGGCGTGGCGGCGTGAAGGTTACTGGTCACAAAAAGCTGATGAAGCAAATGAAAGATTTGCCTAAAGAGGCCCACAAGGCTTTGGAAAACTCTATTCAGAGATCAGTTAATTATGGCGTTAGAAAGGCTCGATCAATTGTCCCTGTCGCCGATGGTGACTTGAAAAAGGGAATAAACGGAAATGTAATTGTAAAGTCTGGCGAAATATTTGGCTTTATTAACTTTTATGATGGGGACTTTAGCGAAGGTTTGGCCGCAAGCTCTATTAACTATGGCTATGGAAACATGAGGTTTGGTTATCAGTTCCGCAAAGAAGTCAAAAGTATGGTAGCAGATCGGCACAAGCGAACAGTTGCGAGGAACTTAAACAAAGCTATTAAGGATGCGACCAATGGCTGACGGGTACGCACTGGCAACTCAAGTTGGGATTTTATCTGCCTTGAAGGCAAATTCTGGCGTTACTTCTCTGGTCTCAAACCGAATTTATGATGAGCCTCCGCAGGATGTTGTTTTTCCATACTTGAGATTTAACACAATTCAACCGAATGCCTTTGACACTGATACCGCTCAAGGAGCCTTGGTTGACATCAGCCTTGAGGCTCACTCTCGCAGCGCGTCAGGTCGAGTGGAAGCCACAAGGGTTGCAGAGGCAGTTCAGGCTGCTTTGCATCGTCAGGAAGCGTTTGTTTCAATTGCAGGCTACAACTTAGTCGAATTGATATTTGAGGCCATATCGGTTACAAGAGATAGTGAGGGCCGTGGATTTACGGCTGTCATTTCGCTTCAAGCTATGCTTGACACCGCCTAAACTCCGGCGCTCTGGGCAAGCGCACAACAATGGAGGCCAGTTATGGCTAAACAACTCGGACGCGCCTTGCTGGTCAAAATCGGCGATGGCGAAGCATCAGAAACTTTTGCAAACCTTTGTGGTTTGAATTCCAAATCCCTAACAATCAACAACTCTTCGATTGATGTGACAACTCCTGACTGCACAACGCCAGAAGGCGCGTTGTTTACAGCCACCTTGGCTGGTTTAAAGAACGTCAGCGTCTCTGGTGATGGGTTCTTTGAGGACAGCACAGCAGAAGCCCGGATGAATACTGTTGCAATGGCGGCTGACAATTCAGTAAACATGCAGATTGTTGTTCCTGACTTTGGTACATATGCTGGCGCTTTCCGCATCTCATCTTTGGAATTTGGCGGCGAGACTGAGGGTGGCGTTACTTATTCCATCTCTCTTGAAAGCAATGGTACAGTGACGTTCACAGCGGCATAATGGCTATTACTGCTGAAGCACAGCGAGGTGGCATTGTCGAAACTCTCGGCGATGCCACCTACCCTTTCAAGCTCCGCAATCGTGAGATTGAGCGGTTTGAAGATAAATATCGCGGTATTTTTGACCTTTGGGATGGGTTCTTTGGTCGTGGGGCAAAGCCTACAAGTAAGGAAGTGCGCGACCTTGTGGCTTTAGGTTTGGTCGGCGGGGGTATGAAGGACGCACAGGCCGATGCTGTCATCAATGAATGCACGCCGGAAGACTTGATGAGGCTATATCAAATTTCACAAGCTGTTCTAGGAATTGCCTTCATGCCTGACGTTGGTGAGGAAAAAGAAGTAAAAAAAAAGACGGAGGTCGCCGACCTAGCAGACTAAACGTCCGATCTATGATCGGGAACGGCATAGTCGCTGGCTTACATCCAGAAGAAATCCGTGATATGATCCCGAAAGATACATGGGTTGCATTTAAGGGTTGGTCTGATGCACATTCACCGAAAGAGGCTGGCGGAGACGCCATGACTTCGGGTGACTACAAAGAGCTGGTGAGGCGAGTCGATGGCAATTAATGCAGAACAATTAAACATCATCCTGGCGGCGCGTGACAAAGAGTTCACAAAAGCAATGGACCGCAGTCAAAGGCGCGTTGAGCGTTTTGCGAAGAAATCTCAAAAAAACCTTAGCAATACTGGCGAGTCATTTAAGAAGCTATCTTCGGCGGCCAAGAGGCTTGCTCCTGTTCTCGCTGCTGCTTTTGGTGTTCAGGCGATAAGGGGAACAATAGAAGCGGCTTCGGAAATAGACAAACTTTCAAGACTTGCTGGTGTAAGCGTTGAGAGATTCCAATTACTGGCGGCAACCAGCAAACAATTTGGCGTTGAGCAAGAAAAATTAGCAGACATTTTAAAAGATGTTAATGATAAGTTTGGTGATTTCACTCAAACGGGCGCAGGTCCACTTGCCGATTTTTTTGAAAACATTGCTCCCAAGGTTAACTTAACCTCGGCGGCTTTTGCTGATCTTTCTTCTGATGCAAAATTAGGTGCTTATATCTCCGCACTTGAAGATGCTAATGTGTCTCAGTCAGAAATGACTTTTTACATGGAGGCAATTGCCAGCGACAGTACGGCGCTCGTTGCAGCATTTCAGAACAACTCATCTGCAATTAAGGAAATGGAGATAAGGGCCAAGGAGCTTGGCTTTGTTCTTGATAAAGAAACTATTGAAAAAGCAAAAAAGGCAAAGCAAGAAATTGGATTAATGAGCCAAGTTATTAGTTCTGAGTTGAGTCAAGCTCTTATTGATATTTCGCCACTTTTAGTTTCAGCCTCTCAAGGCTTCGCGTCTTTAGTCTCTGATTTCTCGACATTCTTTAGAGTCATGAATAGTGGAATGAAGTATTCCGACGATTTTGTGGCTGGACTTGTAAGTGAAGCTGTACAAGCCGGCAACCTTACAAAGGAACTTGAAGCTCTATCTGAGGCCAATAATAAATTAAGAACAGAGGGGCTTGAGGGACGTCCTCATCAGACGCCGGACCTAGTTGAGGCATACGAAGATGCAGTGAAAGCACTAGAGGATGCTCTTAATGCACCACAGGCAGCTCTTGATTTGCAGGCAGCAACTGCGGAAAAAGTGAGGCTTGCCGCCGCCGCCGCTCTTGCTTCAGCTCAAGATGAGGTGGACGCTGCAAAAGAGTCGGCACGCATTAAAGAAATTGGAGCGAAGGCCGCTGAAAGGGAGCGCATTGAGAGGGAAAAGCAGGCTTTAATGGACCGAATTTTGGCTCCTTATGCCGAAACGGGCTTCACCACAGAAGCAGTTGCTGCGAGAGACGAGGCTCGAAGACTTGGCAAAGAGTTTGAAGTCGCAGAAACTGCTGCGAGCAGAATATTGAATCCAATAAAGAAAATCGCACCAGCTATTGAAGACACCCGCTCGGAATTGCAGAAGATGATTGACCAAATGATAAAAGCATCGCCTTACTTAGAGTCACTTGGTTTTGATGCAGAAAATTTGCACTCTGTCATGCAGACTGTTGAAGGCAGCATGGAAAGTGCATTTATGGCAATGGTTGATGGCACGATGTCAACAAAAGACGCTTTCCGATCTATGGCAGGCGACATCATAAAAGAACTTTATAGAGTTTTGGTTGTTCAAAAGATGGTCAGCGCAGTATCTGGATTTATTGGCGGGACTTTTGGTGCTCCCCCTCCAATAACTGGAGTGGCTTCTGGAGGGCCCGTCAATGCTGGCCAGCCATATGTGACGGGGGAGCATGGTCGCGAGCTTTTTGTTCCATCGAGTGCTGGTCGCGTGTTGAGCCTCGCGCAATCAAAGTCAGCCATTAATGGTGGGGGCGATGGTGTAGTTGTCAATCAAACAATCAATGTATCAACGGGCGTTCAACAAACAGTCCGCACAGAGATTAAGCAGTTGATGCCTCAAAT